CAGGGAAGAGCGAGCCGACATGGCGGAGAAGACCTATGAGTATCTGTGGAAAGAGCGGCGCGATGCATTGCGCCTTAACGAAGTGATGGGAGGGTAAAACCATGAGTGGAGGACGTCCAATTGACTACGGAAACATTAACCAATCGTTCGAGGAGCATAAGGTTCAACATAACGGTGTCGATTACTTTGTAACGGGCGAGGTCGAGGTAGACTTTGACCTCACAGAAGAGAGGGTAGAAATCACGGAGGTTTTTGATCTGGTCGTACTGGACGCAGACGGGAACCAAGTATCAAACGATACTATTCCATGGGAGATACTCAAGGCCAGTATCTACAGCGGATATGTGGATGAGATCGACGACGGTATTTCATACTATTGCCATAACCTCCGCGACGAAAGTGATTGAGATGACCAAGGACATTGAGTACTGGAAGAACCGCGCAGAGGATCTCGAACGCATCTTCCAGAAAGACACCGTGTACCTCAAGATCCGAGAGGTCTTGAAGACAACACCGCAACTAAGCGCAGTCATCAAATTGTTTCTGGAGAGGGACTTCGTATCGCAGGAGGCAATCGTCACTGTCGCTGAAGAGTTCGGCAGGAAGACGGAGCCGCCCTTGCAGTACGCAAAGGTTGTGGTCTGGAGGCTTCGAAAGATCATGCCTGAAGGAGTGACCATCCATACCGTCTACGCCGACGGGTATTCGATGGACAAAGAAAGCCGGATCAAACTCAAAGAGGCACTGGCATGAACGACTTAACCTTTATCCAGAACTACAGGGATGTGCGCCAGAGGCTCAACAAGGGTATGTCCGCTACCCCACTACCCATGGTCATCAGAAAGCCGCCAGAGCCTGTCCTGACAGTCGTGGCAACCACAGAGGATCAGGCGATACTGAAGAGGCGTTCGTTATTGGACGGTTGTCCATTGCCGAACCGCTTCAAGCTTGCGGTCTTGTTCATCTTGGAGGAGGCCGACATTTCGTGGCGTCTCTTGTTCAAGTCTTCGAGGAAGAAGCCTCTGGTTGTTGTTCGGAGGAAGGTGTTCTGTGCGTTACGGGACGAGGGTGTCTCGTTCATACAGATAGCACGGTACTGCGGCATGGATCATTCAACTGTACTTTACGGCATCAAAGAGATGCGCAAGAAAGAAGGGCTTAACGACAATGACAATTGATTTATTGAACGCTCGACAGAAGACCCACGGCACCTATCAGGAGGTTGCCAGTATCGCGCAGATGTTCCGCGAGATCATGCGTGGGACTGACGGTTGGCAAAGGATGAACGACGCACAACGTGAGGCATTGGACAGCATGGCCTCGAAGTTTGGTCGCATCGGCTCCGGAGATCCGCACTTCCGTGATCACTGGGACGACGTGGCGGGATACGCTACGCTTGCCTCCATGCAGTGCGACAGTTCTATCCGGACGGTGGAGCAGGACATTGCAAAGGTTGTCGAGCAGATCAAGGTCGGAGGAGAGCCGACAGGTGTCGATGAAGACGGTGACAGATTTCCGGAAGTCGTGACCCTGCCAAAGGCCAGCGGCAAGAAGGGTTTCTTTAGTGCCAAGAAAGATGAGGGAGAAGCGTGATGCTTACGGTAGAGACAATGATCAGTGAACTTCAAACCGTCGAAAACAAGAAGGCAGAGGTATACTTCTATCACTCGGGTGAACGCTTTTACATTAGGGAGTGGCATGATGACGAAGACGGAATAAGTATGCATCTTCGCTCGGATCGGGACGACTATGATCAGCACGTGGCAGACACAGATTAGAAAAGGAAAGTAGACATGGGACTCAAGAAACTTGAAGAGAGAAACAAGGAAATCCTTGCACAAAGAAAGCAGGGAGATACCCAAAAAAAAATAGCCGAAAGATATAATCTAAGCCAAACTTCCATAATGGTTATCTGTATGAGGGCAAAACGTATACAAGACAAAAGAGTAGTTCATGACGAGGTGGTGGATCAAGTAAAACAGGCGTTACTCAGAAGGCTTGACGAGTTGGAGTGGTCGGTTCGCACAAGAAATTATCTTATAAATAACGGCATCATCTGTATTGGGGACCTAATTAAGCAATCAGAACACGACCTATTACTCATCCCAAACCTTGGTCGCGTATGTCTTGAAGAGATCAAGGAAGTTCTGGGGACAATGGGTCTTCATCTCACCAAAAAAGAGATGACGAGATGGAGACACGGTGAGTTGATTACTTACTATGCTTGAGGGTAGCACCATCTTCATGTTCTCGTTGGCGGCGGTGGTGTTTATCACTGCCGCCATCATTCTCCTTCATTCAGTCTTGAGAAAGTAGGTGCATTATGGATATCGTTTGGGAGTTGAAGATTGACCGTTTGCCTGACGATCATGACGAGGAACGAGAGGCGAGAGTTGTTCTCCGCAGACTATTAGAACGTGCGGCGGCAGAAATAACTACTCTTCGCAAAAAGACGAAATGGGAGTGTCCCTCAAAAGCTTCCGGCGATGAACCTGTCTTACTCTGTTGGGAGTTAGAAGACGGTCGAAGGGTCGTTGGAGAAGCGTGGAAACAGGAGTGGGTGAACCTTGATATCGAAGGCGACCTTACAAAAGTTTTTGGTTCCAAAAAGTTTTTTACATACTGGTCTCACGACCATGACGGAAGAAAGTGGATAGACGCCAAGATTCTTCGTTGGATGCCGTTACCCGATCCTTGGTTGAGGGATTTTGATTAGAGGAGAGATCTATGCCCGACATTACTATGTGCAATGGTGAGACATGTACCTTGTCAGCAAGGAAGCCGATGTGATGTATAATTACCGAGAAGATATGAAAAATGCCAAACAGAAAACTGTTTATGTTTGCAGTAAATGCAAAGGGGATGATGTCGCATTTAATGCGTGTGTAAAGTGGCATTTTAAAAGACAGGCGTTTGTTCTTATTGGTCCACCCCATAGCCTTGACCCCTCCCTTCAAACTAAAACCACAGGTGTTTGTTTTATGTGCGACCCAGATACAGACCTTGGGCATGACCAAGAAATAGATATTGTAACGGTGTGGGATTGACGCGAACATTATCCTTGTTGGATTAAAGGGGAAAGTAGATGCCTGATATTACCATGTGCAACGGCGAGACCTGCGCTTTAGCTGAGACATGCTTCCGCGCACCGCAGAGCGGCACGGAGCCGAACGGTCGCCACCAGTCGTGGTTCATTGAGGAGCCGTACTGGCGGGATGGCAAAGGGCCGACCGTCTGTGATTACTATTGGAAGATTGACCTACCGAAGGAGAAAGAGTGATGACTGAACAAGAAATGGAAATAAACTTTCTGAGGGGTGAAAAGTTTGACAACCTGATGGTTCAGCACAAAGAGTTGCGAGAAGCCACAACTGACCTGCTTAACGCGATTGATGGACTATTTCCTACAGATGGCCCTGTCAAGGCTAGGGTTCGTGCCGCACTGAAGGAGAAAGAATGATGGCTAGAAATCCTGATTATGCGACGCCGGAAGAGGCACTCAAAAAACTATGCCCGTTTAAAGCAACATCGGACATTGATGAAGTTAGTGGTCAGTGCATCTCGCATGAGTGCATGGCTTGGCGGTGGCATGAGTCTAAGGTTCTGATATCGGGGAACGGACTCACTGGACTTAGCTTTTACGAAAAAGAAACAAGCACGACCCACGGGCGATGCGGAATGGTGCCGCTATGATGGATGAAGACATTGTAGTGACCCTGAAGCGGAGCAACGATTTGCTGACGACGTTTGGCAACGACTATTCTGATGTGTTCTTGCCAGCGATTGACGAGATTGAGCAACTGAGGAAAGACAAACAACTAGGGCTTGAACTGATGGATGTTTTTATAAAAGAGATCAATCGGTTAAAGCATATGATCGCACAATACAAATTGTACGATGATGGACCATATCTTGACGATAACGGTAACAACTTGGATGGGAATTGAGAGATGACTGAATGGCAACCAATAGAAACAGCACCAAAGGATAACACTCTTGTACTGCTGTACGCTAAAATAGACCCTGACCCAAACTTCTCAGACTTTATGGACGTTGGATACTGGGAGACATACAATTTTTGGCTTGGCCCTGTGCCACCAGAAGGGCCGTGTTGGAACTGGTCCCTTAGTGAGCATCAACCCACCCATTGGATGCACTTACCGGAGCCGCCAAGGCAAGTTGGATTTGGAATTCCCCCTCTTAAGGAAGAGGGCAAACCTTATAGAGAGAATCAGTGATGATAACTTGGATGGGAATTGAAAGATGACATACGATAACAGTGGGATCATCAGCAAGAATGATCGCAAGGAAACTGACAAGCATCCCGACATATCGGGCAGCGCGACCGTCGATGGCGTGGGGTACTGGCTCTCCGGATGGAAGAAGGAGAAGGATGGGCGGGGGTTTTACAGCCTGTCATTTAAGCCCAAGGAAGCACGGACACCTGAACGTAAAGAACTTGATGACGAGATACCATTCTAACAAAAGGATGCGCGATATGAACGACGAAGACAGGATTGAGTTGGCTTTCTTAGCTTTCCACATGGACAATCCTCATGTGTATGAGGAGGTCAAGAAGATTGCATTAAACTTAAAAAGGTCTGGCAGAGACTTCTACGGCATTGGAGCGATCTTTGAGATTGTCCGGTACCACAGAGCCATGACAACGAATGACCCTATCTTTAAATTGTGTAACAATCACAGAGCCTTATACAGTAGACTTTTGATGAAACAGGAGCCTGAGTTGGAGGGCTTCTTTAGAACAAAGCAGCGTCGGTTTGAAGTAGGGAAGGTTGAAGAATGAGAGACGACAAATGGGATTCACGTTTCTTGGAAATAGCAGAACACGTATCATCTTGGAGCAAAGATCCAAGTACAAAGGTTGGCGCAATCATTGTCCGTGGAGACCGGACGATTGCTTCAGTCGGATACAACGGCTTCCCCCGGGGAGTTGCCGATGAGGAGGCACGATACGAAGATAGGCCGACGAAGTACCTGATGATTGTCCACGCAGAGATGAATGCTATCTTGTCAATGCGCGAGCCGGTAACGGCAGAACATGTGCTGTATGTCACGCCTCTGCACCCATGCTCCAACTGTGCTTCAGCCATCATCCAGTCCGGCATCAAGAAGGTTGTCACCCAAAATCTCGGGAATGAGAATTGGGCGGAGCATCATAAGGTTGCGGGGATAATGTTTGAGGAGGCTGGTGTCGAGGTGAAGTTTGTCGGGTATTACGAGTAGCAATACTGTTGATAAGTACCGTGGACCGTTGACACTGGACACTGGTCATTGGTAGATTTGGAATTCACGAACGGAGAAGAAAGCCGTGACAGTATACATAACGCAGGAAGTGCGGGGTCGAGACCTCAGTGATGCACTTTCATTTGGTGAACTGGATGTTCTGATCCCTGCTAAGGATCAGATATCTCTTTCGGCTATGCCGACAGTGAACCGTATGCAACGTAAACTATCCCGCTTCAACGACGACGATTTCTTGGTATTGGCAGGAGACCCCGTGTGTATCGGCATTGCCTGTGGACTTGCGGCTCTTGCGAATAATGGACGGTTCAGAGTTTTAAAGTGGGATCGTCAAGACAACTGCTACTACCCCATTGAAGTAAGCCTTTATTAGAAAGACGAGGTTGGATATGGACGTCGATACAAACTATCTTGAGAGTTTGAGCAAGAGCGTTTCCAATGTTAGTGACGAGGGTATGTCCCGCGTTTCCGCATTGGTCAGGGAACAACTGTCCTTGGAGAAGATGGTCGAGGACACAGAGGCTGAACTTAAAGCCATTAAGGAAAGGCTGAGAAAGGTTTCTGAAGAGACACTTCCCTCCGTGCTGTTCGAGTACGGCATGAGGGAATTGAAGATGGCGGATGGGACGGTAATCTCCGTGTCGCCATACTACGGAGCGTCAATCCCGAAAGACAGGACAGACGAAGCTTTCGTCTGGCTTCGTGAGAACGGATTTGGCGATCTGGTGAAGAACGCGATCACAACATCGTTTGGTCGTGAAGAGGACGAAAAAGCCAACAAGTTAGCTAACCAACTCGCAGACATGGGGTACGCTGTATCCAAGAAGGTGTGGGTTGAGCCAATGACCTTGAAGGCTTTCGTTAAGGAGCAGATCGAACGCGGGGAAGAACTGCCCCAAGATCTGCTTGGTATTTTTGTTGGTGAACGTACAAAGATTAAGAGGAAATGAAATGAATAAGAATATCGCAAAGGTCGAAGCATCGACAGCAGTGTCTACTATTACAACCGCAGACTTGGATTATTTACAATCCATGGCGGGACGTGGAACGGAACAGATCGCAACGAAGGATATGTCTATTCCGTTCCTGCGTATCCTCGCGCAACTTTCACCGCAGGTGAACAAGCGTGATGGTGCGTATGTCGAAGGAGCCGAGGCCGGTTTTATTTACAATACCGCCTCGAACGAAGCGTACAATGGCGAAAAGGGTGTCGAAGTAATTCCCTGCTATTATTCCAGTCGGATTATTGAATGGAAGCCCCGGGAGAAGGGCGGTGGGTTTGTGACGAGTCACCACTACGACGACAAGCTTCTGCTTAAGTGCAATCGCGATGACCGTGGCAACATGGTGTATGTCAACGGAAACTATCTCGTTGAGACCATGCAGTTCTTTGTGCTTCTTTTGCATGAAGACGGCCCACAGCCGTGCCTTATCACGATGAGCAGTAGTCAGTTGAAGAAGGGTAAGCGGTGGAACACTACCATCAAGAACCAATTGATGAAGGGTAGTGATGGCAAGATGTTTACACTTGCCATGTTTGCTACAAAGTATCTCCTGAGAACTGTGCCTGAGCAGAACGACAAGGGTACATGGTTCAGTTGGGATATTTCTAAAATCGGTCGGGTGGACGATAGGGATCTGACCGATATGGCGTCAGGGTTCAACGAGACGGTATCTTCCGGTGACATTGTTGTTAAGGAAAACGACAACACTGATCACGCTGAAGAGGTTCGCGCTCGTACTCTTGCAGACGATGTTCTTTGAATAACTAGGGTGCGGCAACCAAGCCGCACCCACCTTAAAAGGACGACGTCATGGATCTTAGCCAGAAATTCTATGATCTATTTCTTGGGAGCGACATCGCCCATGGAACATTTGAGATCAACTCAGAACGCGCAACCGATGGGAAGCGTCAGGGTACAGCGCGTGTCTTGCGCGAGCCAACGACATTGGACCATTGGCGAAGTCATCTGGACGGCAAGGTTGGTCTCGGTATCATACCGATAGACACGCAGAACACCGTCCACTGGTGTGCGATTGACGTGGATGTATACAACCTAGAGCATTCATCTCTTGCCAAGAAGGTGCATTTACTTGCCCTGAAAGGGGTGCTGTGTCGAAGCAAGTCCGGTGGGGGACATCTGTATTTCTTCTTCGATGCCCCAGTACCTGCGACGGATGTAATGGCAAAGCTGTCTGCCATCTCTGCAATGTTAGGGTATGGGAACTGCGAGTTGTTCCCGAAGCAATCAACGATCCTTGTAGATCGTGGCGACACCGGTAACTTCTTGAACATGCCGTACTTCGCCAGTGGTAGATCCACAAGATTTGCTTTTAACGACGAGGGTACGGGCCTGAGCGCGTCCGAGTTCATTGAGTTTGCGTATAGCAAACGCATGTCTCCGGACGACTTCTTTGCAATCAAGACAAAGGTGTCGAAGAGCAAGGATTCGGGGGACAGTGAGTTACTGCCAGAGGGGCCACCCTGCCTACAGCATCTCGCGGCACAGGGGTTTGGCGAAGGTAGCCGGAACAACGCCCTCTTCAACCTCGGTGTGTATGCACGGATGTCGGAGCCGGATAACTGGGAAGCCGCGTTAAAACGTATCAATGCAAAGATGATCGTACCCCCGTTGGGGGAGAAGGAAGTCGATACGGTTATCAAGCAATTGAAGAAGAAGGACTACTTCTACAAATGCAACGACCAACCGATATCATCTTTTTGCAACAAGAGCGTGTGCCTCACCCGAAAGTTCGGTGTTGGCGAAGGTGGGGTTGGCGTCGAAATATCCTCACTCACGAAGATCGATGGAGATCCTCCCATCTGGATATTGAACGTGGACGGTGATCGATTGGAGTTAAACACTGAATCCCTGCACTCACAGCAGTTGTTTCAGAGAGCGTGTATGTCTCAGGTCAACAAGTTCCCACCGATGGTGAGCGCACCCGCGTGGCAGAAGAAGGTAGATACATTACTCCGCAATGCGACAATCATTGACGCTCCGCCAGACACTACGATCAGGGGAGAGTTTGCCGATCTTCTGGAAAGTTTCTGTGTGGATCGCGCCCGTGGCAACGAACGGCATGAGATACTTCAAGGCATCGCTGTGTGGACTGATGGCAAGGTTTACATACAGATCAAAGATCTTCGCAAGCATCTCCTTGTGAACGGCTTCCAAAATTATTCCTCGAACAAGATTGGTTTGGCCCTGAAGGAGATTGATGGGGCAGACAAGATGTTCTGGAAAAATGTTCGAGGGAAGGGTGTCCATGTTTGGGGGATACCAGAGGCTTACTTCAATGCCAGTATTCCCAAAAGAGAACTTCCGAAAATGATACAGGATGAGGTGCTGTAATGAAGATTATTCTTGGGCCGCCGGGTACAGGCAAAACAACAAAGCTATTGTCATTGGTCGAAGGATACCTTGAGTCGGGCGTTCCTCCGGATCGCATTGGGTATTTTGCATACTCCAAACGTGCAGCACATGAGGCAATAACCCGTGCGAGTGTGCGGTTCAAGCTGGAAGAGAAACAGCTTCCATACTTCAGAACCCTGCACAGCCTCGGGTTCAAGGAGATGGGTATCTCCAACAAAAACCTGATGAAGCGTAGCCATTACGAGGAGATTTCGGATTGGTTGAAGGTGCCGTTGAATGCAGGGTGGGAGATTGAGGACACCCCGTTCATAGACTTTGGGTATGGCGACAAGTTTCTGGAGGTAATCCAGATGTCACGTATCCAGTGTATCCCACTGCGGGAGATGTACAACAAGTCAGACGCCTCGTTAACTACGGCGTGGTCAATGGTTGACTTCGTGGATCGCGGGATAAAAGAGTTCAAGCGGAAGTACAACCTGTACGACTACACGGATATGCTGGAGACCTTCGTATCGCAGGATCTTGCGCCAAGGCTTGAGGTTGCATTCATCGACGAGGGGCAGGATCTTTCTCCAATACAATGGAAGATGGTCCATGGAATATCGATGGCGGCGGATGAGACCTACATCGCAGGGGATGATGATCAGGCGATCTACCGGTGGGCGGGTGCCGATGTTGATAAGTTCATCCGCTTGGATGGAGACATAGAGGTCTTGTCGCAAAGCTATCGAATGCCGGTATCGCACCATAACTTGAGCCAGAAACTGGTTCAGAGGATTGGAACCAGAAGGCCGAAGGAGTTCATGCCCCGCGAAGAGCGTGGTGTCGTGCAGTGGCATACCCGAAGTGATACGGTCGATCTGGGCGAAGGATCA